GTAGTGGACTCCATAGTAATGGATATAGTTTGATTAATGATATGTTATGGAGGCATAAGATATACTATAAGGATACACCTGAGTTAATTACTCCTACTACAATCTATGCAAAACAGATAGATGAGTTATTAGATGAGATACCTATCGTAGGTATGGCACATATAACAGGTGGTGGATTAGAAGAAAATATTAATAGGATTATGCCTGAAGGATTAACATCACGTATTGATTATAATTCTTGGAGACTTCCAGATATCTTTAGTAAGATTATGCTTGCTGGTGAGATACCTGAAGAGGAAATGAAGAGAGTATTTAATATGGGTATTGGTTATGTATTAATAGTTCCCCCTGATGTTGATTATGGTCTTCAAATAGGAGAAGTATGTCTGAAGTAGTTTGGTCTATTAATATAATGATTGCTATCCTTCTTGTATCGGTAGGAGTTGTAATTTACTACATATTCATGTATGATACATGGTATCCTAATGAGCAAGAAGACATTGCAGGATCTGAAAGTGGACGCACACATAGCAGTGTTGCACACGA